GACATAATTCCAATTCTTGTCGCTTCCGTTCTTTAGGCCATTCTCGGCAGCTTGCGCGAGCAGAGACAAAGTGGTGTTCTTCGCGTCCATCCACTCCAGATACACCCTCGTTTTCTCTGCACCGCCGGTCAACTTGCCATCGCTCGCCACGTCGGCAATCTTATCAAGCGCAGCCGTGGAGTCCACGTCGTTCACCTGCACCCACACATAGCCTTCGCCCTCCGTGTTGCGCGTCCACTTCCACAGCCTGCCGCCCTCGCTTGCGGGTTCCAGGTCGAGGTCGAAGTACAGCGTCTTGTCTACGCGCAGCAACTTCTCTGCATCGCTCCACGCGGCATGCGGAGTGCTCACGGTGTTTGGGTTGCCGTTGCCGTAGATGATGTCTACCTCGCTGCCACTCAGCAGGGTTTCGATGTCAACACCCTCTTGGCTGCTGCTCGTCGAAAGGAATCGGCCTTTGAACTCGCTTCCCTTCGCGTCCATAAACGTGCCACGGTGCAGGGCAAGGTTGAAGTCGTCCACGCCCTTGTAGAAAGCCAGCAGTGGCGGCTGCAAGGCGCGTATGCCGTGGCTCACGTCGCCCGTGTCATAAGAGGCGTAGGCACTGATATACACGGCACTCTGACGGGCTTTCAAATCCTCGCTCGTCGAGTCCTCATCGGCCTGCATCCTATGACCGAGCATCGCAATGTCGTCACCCACCTCCACCTCGTAGGGCGCACCGCTCCACAACGGCTTGTCGCTGTCGTCAGTGGCTATCGGCGTGCTGCTGTTCACACCCGTGTAGATGGTGATGTAGTGGCCCAATGCCGTATCTTCGCCGAAGTCATGCTCCGTGGTTCCTTTCTCGCAAACCACGCTCCAGAACATCTTGTTGCTCACGTTTCGCATCACTTCGCCTGCCTTCTTCCTTGCAAGGTTGAAACTCATGCAGATGGCTTGATCGCCGATGAGCCATTGGTTGCTGGTCTCGGTCTCTCCGTCCGTGGCACGCCACCACAGCCGCTTGCAGGCCACGTTGTTATAGGTGGCGCTCGTCACGTCTTCCACAGAGAAGCCGTCAGCAGGGGTGAACACAAACGCGCCGCCACTCGAACGCAGCTTGTCTATCATCAGCTCGAAGAAGTGGGCCAGTCCCGTCACGGTGAGGTTCTGTGTGGTGAGCATGCCCGAGAAGTTACCGTCCTGCGCATTCACGCTGCCGTCAATGGTCACGTTGCCGCCGTTGCCCTCGTTGTCTTTCCTGACGAAGAGGTTTCCCTCAACACTCAGAGGGCCTACAATCTTGTCAACGACCTTCATCACCGTGGGCTCCAAGTAGTCGGCATAGAGGTTTTTAAACCATGCCTTCACGGTCGAAACACCGTCCTGCACAAACTCCTTCACGTAGCCCCACGCACCCTCGGCACCAATCTGCAAGCCTTTCAGGAAGGTAATCAGTCCCGATGCGCTGTCGTCGCCGGTCTTGCTCAGGAACCACTCTTTGCCGTAGGTCTGTATCAGCTGGCGTATCTGCGGAATGTTCACGCTGCCGCCACCGCCGCCGCCACTGGTGATGCTGCCACCCGTGGCAAGGCTGTTCACCTGCTCTTGCAGGCGCTGTATGGTGCCCACCTGCTTGTCGTTCCTCAGCGTCACCTCGTAGGTGGGAATCTGGCCGTTGCCGTATTCCTTGATTCTCAGCACGTCGATGAACACCGAGCCGCTTATGTTCAAGTCCTCATCGGCAAACACCATCACGTCGCCTTCCTTCAGCGTGTCGTGATAGCTCCTTGTTCCGTATGTAGCGGTGTCACCGCTGCTGAACCCGTCGTGCTGGCGGGCCATGAATATCTCGTCTACCTTCGGCGAATAGGTATATCTCGTGTAGTCGTTCTTCTCTAAGAATGTCAGTGCCTCCTCCAGCAACTTCACGGCAGCGGCATTCACGTAGGTGTCGGTCATCTCAATGCCAGTCAGCACATACTTGTCGCCATTCGCACCGCCACGCAACTGATAGGGCAGGTTGGCTCCTGCCGTGCCGTGGGCATAGGGGAAGTAAAGGGCGAGGTAGTTGTCTGGGTCTCTCTGACAGGTACATTCCCACGTGCCGTTCGAGAGTTTCTTCACGCTCTCAACGCCGAACTCCCTGCCGCCGCAGTAGCCGTTCTTCATGGCTATCACGGTGTCGCTCTGCAACAGCTCGTCCAGTTTGAAGTCGCTGCCGAGGTCGGGAAGAATAATCTTGAACGTGGGAATCTTCTCTGCACCATCCGCGAAGATACCATTGTCCTGAATCACATCTGCGCCTACGATGGTGTCCTTGCCCGTGTTCTCTATCGTCGGGAAGATTTCATCATCGCCGTCGCTGCCGTCAAAATATTTCGTAGCCTCGCGGATGCCGAGGTCTGGATAGTTCTTGCTCAGAATGAACGGGTGCGCCTTCTCCTTCGAGAAGTAGGCGGTATGGCCGCGCCACTGTGCCTTGCCTGCCAGACTGCCGTTGTGCTCGTCGGCAACAGCACTGCCGCCGTGGCTAACCACCCAGTCATAGAGGCTCTGGTTCGGGAAGCCGGGCAGCATCAGCACGTTCACCGCCATATTGTTCGGAAGGTTCGAGGTCGAATAGCTCTTATTCTCCGCAGGCCACTTGTCGCCGTCTATGTTCCCACGGAAGTACAGACGCGTGGCAACACCAAGCCTCTCTTGCCATGTCGCACACGGGATGCTGAGTCTGATGCTCCTGTTGGCATTGCAATACACGTCCACCGTAGTCCACGACGAATCGCCTTCCACACGCACCTCCGTGGTGGCCTTCCAGCCTTCACCAACGCTCGTGCGCACACGGAACATACCTTCTTCCTGACACACTCCGTGCGACAGTAGGTAGTTGTCCTGGCTTCCGTCGTTGCCGTTCTCTTCTATGCCGCCAATGGTCATGAAATGCACGGCATTCAGGTTCGCATAGTAGCGCGTAGGAAGGTTCTTGTCACTTCCGTAGGCCATCAGCATTGTCACTATCTGCTGGTCGCTGTCGGCAGTCCGCTCTATCTCATAGAGTCCGTTGCCCTTGCCGTACTTGAACACGTCCATCGTAGGCAGTCCTGCCGCACCAATCACTACGCTGCGGCCTTTCTGAATGAAGTTCAGGCCGAACACGTCCTTCACGTTCTTCATCGCATCCCAGACACTCTGGTTGTCGATGTTCACGTTCTGATTGGTCTTCTCGTCATCCGTGGCGGCAGGCTGACCGAAATACTCCGCATAGAGTTCACGGGCCTTCGCCTGCAATGCCGAATCGCTGCCGCAACGCGTCAACGTCCTCGGTTGGCTCGGCGTAACGAACACCCATCTGTCGGCACCCGTGATGCCGTTCGCAGAGCAATATCTGTCGGCGTTCACCTGCAACCTGTCGGCAAGGTCGTCCACGGTCTCGCAGAAGAACGAGAACTTCGGCAGCGAACTGTAGTGAATCTCGTTGTCGTTCAGAACGTAGTCAAGCATCCTCATGTCGGTGAGCTCATAGCCCAGCGACACGAACTTCACGTTGTCATAAACGAAACCCTCGCCATACGTGCCCCTGCGGGCCTTCTTAATCACCGTCGGGTCGTAGTTGATGACGAACTTCTCTCCTCTGTACACGATGTAGTCGCCGATTTCAAAGCCAACGGGAACGGCACAGCGAACGTTGAGCGTCACACTCGTCTCGCCCATCCACTCGCCGTTATACTCCAGCTCAGGCAATGCCAGCCGACCGCTCCTGCTTGAAGCGCCCAGCGGCAGCGTCACCGTCCGCTCTTCTCCGTTCTTCTTATATATCGTCCAACTCATCGTCTCACTTTTTTATCAAAAAAGCCCCATACAGCAATGCCATACGGAGCTCTTGAGGCTAAAGAAAACTATTTTCGTCTGCAAATATACTAAAATAAAATTATATATTGCAAATAATAACACTAAAATTTTAGTAAAAACTTCCAATGATACATTTTAACGCACACAAAAACGTCATAATTCAGCCATTCACTTTTTACCATCTAATAAAATACCATACCAGTACGGAGAAAGTTCATAGGTATTGGCATGTACACGATAGCCGTAGTTGCGTGTTGTGAAAGTATATCCTTCGACATACATTCTACACACGTTTGGCAGTAGTTGCCGCTCATAATTACGTGTTTTGTCACACCAATGCCGTTCTACCGCCGTTTTCACGATTTTTTGTGCCGTTTTCGCGCAATAACCGAGTTTTTTACCTATTGTCCTGAACGAAAGGCCATATTCCTTATACTTCAGTTCGCCATTTTCCCTTACAGCGTAAGACTCGCTAAGTTTCCGCGCCCGTTTGAAGTCTTCTCCTCTTCTGGGATTCGTGGAAACTCGGATTAATCGCTTAATAAAAGACTTATGGCTTTGAAGAACAAGGAACAATAATGCCCTCATTGTATGAAGCAGGTTCTTAAACGTACTAAAATCGAGTTTTTCTATGCAGACGTTTTTCTTTTTGTTTTTCGAGTGCAGTTTCTTCACGACGAGAATGTCTTTGTTCTTCCCTTGCCATTCAATAAGCCCCAACTCTACCCAAACGGGCAAATATCGTTTGATGGTCGTTGGGTGACAGCCCGCTATACCTGCAATCTTGTTCAGAGAAGCGTTCTTAATGGCTGATGTTTTCCCAAGACGATTTTTAAGCACCAAAAGCAGCGAGACAGCCTTTTGAGCCACCTTGTCTCCAGTCATCTGCAATAGTGTTGTTCGTCTTATATACATAGCCTAACTACATTAAAAAAACCCCG